TCTTGCTGAAATCAACCGCGAAGTTATCAGAACCATCTACAAGATTGCTGAGCAAGGTGCTGTAGAAAACACCGCTACCGCTGGTGTATTCGACCTCGACATCGACTCCAACGGTCGTTGGTCAGTTGAGAAGTTCAAGGGTCTTCTGTTCCAAATCGAAAGAGATGCTAACAGAATCGCTCAGAGAACTCGTAGAGGAAAGGGCAACATCATCATGTGCTCTGCTGACGTTGCTTCAGCACTGACCATGGCTGGTGTTCTCGATTACACCCCTGCGCTCAACGCTAACCTGAACGTTGATGACACCGGCAACACCTTTGCTGGTACAATCCAAGGTAAGTATCGCGTATATATTGACCCATATTCGGCAAACCTGGCTGCTGACAACAGCGGTCTGGCACAAGGCAGCAACCAATACTATGTTGTTGGTTATAAGGGTTCTTCCCCTTATGATGCTGGTCTCTTCTATTGCCCATATGTTCCTCTCCAAATGGTACGTGCCGTTGGCGAGAACAGCTTCCAGCCCAAGATCGGCTTTAAGACCCGTTATGGAATCGTTGCTAACCCATTCGCGGAAGGCACCACCCAGGGTCTTGGAAGACTGCGTGTTAACAGCAACCGCTACTATCGTCGCGTTGCAGTTAAGAACCTCATGTGAGCCATTCTCACACGAGAACTCAGAGGGTCCTTCGGGACCCTCTTTTTTTATCTAAATAGTTAGAAAAAGATGGCAGTCGGCAACGCATTTAGTAATCAGATACAAAATAGAAACTTCCTTTCACCAACAGGATTTAAGTTTGTATTAAATCGTTGTCCAAAGGTTGCTTTCTTTTCAAACTCAGCAAATATTCCAGGTCTTACTTTAGGCGTTGCAATTCAACCATCATACCTGAAGGACATTGATACTCCTGGAGACAAAGTAGTTTTCAATGATCTTGTACTTAGATTTCTTGTAGATGAAGACCTTGAGAACTATATGGAAATTCAAAACTGGATACGTGGTCTTGGATTTCCAGAAACACTTGATGAAATTTACAATCTTCAGAAAGAACAAAAGTATGTAGATACAACTGATTCAAAGTTGATGAATATCTACTCGGATGGAACATTACAAGTTTTGACGAGTAGTTCAACTCCAAACTTTAAACTCAAGTTCAAAGATCTTTGGCCATACGCATTGTCAGATCTTCAATTTGATGCTACCGACACAGACATTCAATATTTGACTGCAGAAGTCACTTTCAAGTATACTATCTACAATATAACTGATTTAAACGGAAATAATTTATGACCTTTGACCTTGATATGATTCAAAATATGTGGGAAGAAGATTCCCAGATTGATATTGACAATCTTCATACAGAATCTTTAAACATTCCCGCATTACATGCAAAGTATTTTAGTATCTACAATACTATTCTTCTTTTAAAGAAAAAAGCAGAACAGCAGAAAAGAAATATTCGTCACGAACGGTATGAATATTATACAGGTAAAGCAGACCCTGAAGTTTATGTAGAGGATCCTTTTCCTAAAAAAATTCGAGACAAAGATACACTTCAAAAGTATCTTGATGCAGATCAAAAATTATCTCAAGTTTGTCTCAAAATTGACTATTATGAAACTATGCTAAATTACTTAGAGAGTATTTTAAAGGTAATTCAAAATAGAACTTACCAAATAAAGAATGCAATCGAATTTGTAAAATTCCAAGCAGGTTATGGTTGATAATGTTTAGCGAAGAAATTAAAATAATTTGCCCACCAAATGCTGGTTGGTTAGAAACAAAACTTTCTACAGAAACTATAGATAGACTATGGTTTTATATACAAAAATATAAAAATATAACCAATGCTAATAATACTTTAGTTGGAAATATTTCCAATAGTTGGGAATTAAAAGATGATGATAATTGGTTTTGGAAAAATGTTTTATTAGAACTTTGTTGTAAATATGCGGATGTTTTTGGAAACTTGGGTGAAATTTATTCTACCGTAACAAATAGACATAATTATTGCTTGGACAATTTTTGGGTAAATTTTCAAAAACAACATGAATTCAATCCCATACACATCCACAAATCTTGCATATATTCTTTTGTCATATGGATGAAGATTCCAACAGATTATAGAGAACAACACAAAATACCAATATCAGCAAATTCAAATAGTCCAAGTGCATCTAATTTTAATTTTTCATATTTGAATATATTGGGACATATTACTCAATATCAATATTTTTTAGATAAAAATTCAGAGGGAACAATATTATTTTTTCCTTCACAATTGAATCATGAGGTTTATCCATTTTACAATTGTAATGAGGAAAGAATTTCTATTTCAGGAAATATTGCTTTAGACACTTCATATTTTATACAATAATATGAGCGATTTAGTAATTATAAAATCAAACGAAGTATACTTAAAAATAAGAACCCAACCCCATATAGAATATGAACTTAGGGATCATTTTAAGTTTGAAGTTCCTAATGCAAAATTTATGCCACAGTTTCGTGGGAAAAATTGGAATGGAGAAATTCATCTCTATGACATGAGAACTAAACAAATCTATGTTGGTCTCTTAGATAAACTCGTCAACTTCTGCAATCAATATAATTACACATATTCATTTGAAGAAAATAAATTTTACGGTCTTCCATTTGAGATAAATGAAGCGATATCAATGGAAGGCGTAAAAGATTATTTGTATTCTATCTGCTCTCATCAACCTAGACAGTATCAAATTGAGGCAGTACATGATGCCCTACGACACAATCGAAAGTTGCTGATAAGTCCCACTGCGTCAGGTAAAAGTCTGATGATCTACGGCCTCGTGCGGTACTATATGGATAGGAACGAAAAAATTCTTGTAATTGTACCAACGACCAGCCTTGTAAGTCAACTATATGGGGATTTTCACGATTATGGTTTAGATGTTGAGTCATGTTGCCACCAGATTTATTCAGGAAGAGAAAAAACAAATGAGCATCCAATTACGATTACAACATGGCAATCTGTATATAAATTGGAACGTTCATTCTTTGAAGATTATGGAGTTGTAATTGGTGATGAGGCTCACCTTTTCAAGAGTAAGTCACTTATATCTATAATGACAAAATTACATCATGCAAAATATAGATTTGGATTTACTGGAACTTTAGATGGAACACAAACTCATAAGTGGGTTTTGGAAGGATTGTTTGGACCATCATACAAAGTAACCAAAACAGCTGAACTGATGGAGCAAGGATACTTATCCAAGTTGGACATTAAAGTTCTTCTTCTTAAACACACACCACAAAGATTTGAAACTTATGAAGATGAGATTCAATATCTAATCAATCATGAGAAAAGAAATAAGTTTATCACGAATCTTGCTTTAGATCTTAAAGGCAATACCTTAATATTATACAGTAGGGTTTCCACGCATGGAGAACCTTTGTATGAACTCATAAATAGACATAAGCGAGATGATCGTAAAGTCTTTTTTGTTCATGGTGGTGTAGATGCTGAGGAAAGAGAACTCGTTAGGGAAATTACCGAACGAGAATCGAATGCAATTATTGTAGCATCATATGGCACTTTTAGCACTGGAATCAATATTCGTAATCTTCACAATGTAGTTTTTGCTTCACCAAGTAAATCAAGAATCAGAAATCTTCAATCAATTGGAAGAGTTTTAAGAAAAGGAAAAAATAAAACCAAAGCGGTTCTTTATGATGTTTCCGATGACACAACTTTTAAGTCTAGAAAAAATTATACACTAAATCACCTAATTGAAAGAATTAAAATCTACAATGAAGAAAACTTTAACTATGACATAATTACTATTCAGTTAAAAGAAAATGGGAATTGAAGACGACTTTTATGCAACACTTAAATTAAAAACAGGCGAAGAAATCTTTGCCAAAGTAGCTGCTTCCGAAGAGGATGATCGAACCTTATTGATTGTCACGAATCCAATCATTGTTTCGGAAATCAAAGGTAGAATGGGAATCATGGGATATAAATTAGAACCATGGTTAAAAACAACTACTGAAGACATGTTTATTCTGAACATGGATGACATCCTCACTATGTCAGAATCTTCTGATATTGAAATGATTACCATGTACCAAAGATTTGTAAGACACTCTATTAAGTCAGAAGAAAAACAAACTGAGATCACTCGTGGAATGGGATATCTTGCAAACGTCAATGATGCCAAAGAGATCTTAGAAAAACTCTTTAAGAGTAGCTAAGATGTCCCATCAACCCGGACAAAGGTAGTCTACACATAAATCCAATACTTGTCAAGTATATTTGGAAGTGTTATAATATCTACATATTAATGATAACAATTTATGATAACTACTGCAGTTATGACCAAAAGAAAAAGGTCAGAGCATTATGTAAATAATAAAGAGTTCTTAGCGGCACTGATTAAGTATCGTGAGGATGTTGAAATTGCAAAGATTCAAGGTAAACCAAAACCAAGAATTACGAATTATCTTGGAGAATGTTTTCTCAAGATTGCAACTCATTTATCCTTTAAGCCTAACTTCGTCAATTACATGTTCAAGGATGATATGATTTGTGACGGTATTGAAAATTGTGTTCAATATATTCATAATTTCAATCCAGAGAAATCTCAGAATCCTTTTGCTTATTTTACTCAGATTATTCACTACGCATTTCTGAGAAGAATTCAAAAGGAAAAGAAACAGTTAGAAATTAAAAATAAAATTCTTGAACGAACTGGATTTGATCAAGTATTCGACGACAACAATACAGTTGACGGATCAAACTATAGCGACTATAATAGCATTAAAGATGCAGTGCATTCTAAGCTTCGCTACTGATGAAAGTTGCAATTATTACAGACCAGCATTTTGGAGCAAGAAAGAATTCAAAACATTTTCATGATTACTTTTTAAAGTTTTACAATGATGTGTTCTTTCCTACTCTAGAGAAAGAAGGTATTACTACAGTAATTGATATGGGTGATACATTTGATTCTAGAAAAGGAATTGATTTTTCTGCTCTTGCGTGGGCTAAAAATAATTATTATGATCGCCTGAAGCAACTTGGTTGTGTTGTTCACACAATCGTTGGCAATCATACAACTTATTATAAGAATACAAATAATCTAAACTCTGTTGATTTGCTTTTGCGTGAATACGAAAACGTCAAAGTATATTCTGAGGCAACAGAAGTTGCATTAGACAAACTTAAAGTTCTTTTTATTCCTTGGATTAATCAAGAAAATCAAGAAGTTACCTTCAAGCGTATTAAAAATACAACTTGTTCGTGTTCGATGGGCCACCTTGAACTTCAAGGATTTAGAGTTAATAATCAGATCGTCATGGAGCATGGTCTTGATAGTAAACTATTTGAAAAGTTTACCTATGTTTTCTCGGGACACTATCACACTCGATCGACTGATGGAAGAATCTTTTACTTAGGAAATCCTTATGAGTTGTATTGGAATGATGTGAATGATACTCGTGGATTTCATATTTTCGATACGGATACTCTGGAGTTGACACAAGTCAATAATCCGTATAAAATGTTCTATAACATTTACTATGAGGACACTCCGTATCAAACTTTCGATACTCGGGAATATGAGAATAAGATTGTTCGAGTAATCGTTCGTAAAAAAACAGATACTAAAAAATTTGAAAAATTCATTGATAAACTTTATGCTTCAAATGTTGCCGAATTAAAAGTTGTTGAAAACTTTGAATTCAATGGATGGTATGGCAGCGATTCTGACGATTTTGAATCTGAAGATACAATGTCAATTCTGAACAAATACATAGAAGAAGCGGAAGTTGATTTGGATAAATCAATCGTCCAAAAGATTCTGCAAGAAGTTTATCAGGAAGCATGTGAGTTAGTTTAATGTTCATTCTAACAATCAACGGCAAAGAAACTGAAGGAGCCTATGCTGTTCAAGATGACGAAGGAGATCATGTTCTTTATATTTTTGAAGAGGAAGATGATGCAACTCGGTTTGCTTTGATGTTGGAAGATCAAGATTTTCCAGAAATGCATGTGCTTGAAGTGGAAGATGATATAATGTTAAAAACATGCGAAATACAAAATTGCAGATATACTGTTATTACTAAAGATGATATTGTGATTCCTCCTGAACACCATGATTTTGTTTGAAAAAATTAAATGGAAGAATTTCCTCAGCACTGGAAATAATTTCACCGAAGTAGATTTCCAAAAAAATGCCACTTCTTTGATTATTGGTGCAAATGGATCTGGTAAGAGTACCATTCTGGATGCTCTTACTTTTTCTCTGTTTGGTAAACCATTTCGTAAGATTAATAAACCCCAACTCATTAACTCAATCAACGAAAAGGATTGTAAGGTTGAAGTTGAATTTTCAATTGGATCTACAAATTGGAAAGTTGTTCGTGGTATCAAACCAAATATTTTTGAGATTTATAAGAACGGTAGTTTGCAGGATCAAGATGCTGCAGCCTTAGATCAGCAAAAGTGGTTGGAGCAAAATGTTCTTAAGATGAACTATAAGTCTTTTACTCAGATTGTTATTCTGGGTTCAAGCACGTTTGTACCTTTTATGCAACTTCCTGCTGCACATCGTAGAGAAGTAATTGAAGATCTTTTGGATATCAAAGTATTCTCTTCAATGAATCTGATTATCAAAGAAAAGATTCGTCAGATTCGAGAAGAACTTAAGACTCTTGAATTAAAGAAAGATTCCTTTAAGGATAAAGTTCAAATGCAACAGAACTTTATTGAGGAACTTGAGAATCGTGGTAATGCCAATATTAATGCCAATAAAGAAAAGATTGCCAATTTAGATGCCGAAGTTGGCGTTTATATAAATGAAAATGCTAAGATTGAAGAAGATATTTTTAAGTATACAAAGGAACAAGAAGAAGTTATTGGGTCTGGTGATAAGTTAGTAAAGCTTAACAATTTGAAAGGCAAGATATCACAAAAAGTATCTGCTATTACCAAAGAACATAAGTTCTTTACCGAAAATACGGTCTGCCCTACCTGCACTCAAACTATAGAAGAAGAGTTTCGGTTAAATAGAATTGTAGACGCTCAAAATAAAGCAAAGGATCTCCAGAAGGGTTATAAAGACCTGGAAGAGACTATAAAGTTAGAACAGGAGCGAGAGCGTCAATTCATCGAATTATCTAAGGAGATTACGAAACTCAATCATGAGATTTCTCAAAACAATACTCGGATTTCACTCAATCAAAGACAAATCCGAGGCCTTGAATCTGAAGTTCAAACTATTACCGAACAACTTAAAAACAGAAATACTGAGCATGAGAAGTTAGAATCTTTTAAACAAACACTAAAGGAAGTATACGACGAACTTTCTTTCAGAAAAGATCTAACCACATATTATGATTTTTCTTATGGTCTTCTTAAGGACGGTGGAGTTAAATCTAAAATCATCAAGAAGTATCTACCGCTGATAAATCAGCAAGTAAACCGTTATCTCCAGATGATGGATTTTTATATCAACTTTACTCTTGATGAGGAGTTTAATGAAACCGTCCAGTCTCCCATTCATGAAGACTTTTCATATGCTTCTTTCAGTGAAGGTGAAAAAATGAGAATCGACCTTGCACTACTCTTCACTTGGAGGGAAGTTGCAAGAATGAAAAATTCGGTCAACACCAATCTATTAATTATGGATGAGGTCTTTGATTCTTCACTTGATGGATTTGGAACAGAAGAGTTTCTCAAGATTATTCGCTATGTTATCAAGGATGCTAATATCTTTGTAATCTCACATAAGACTGGTCTTGAGGACAAATTTGAAAGTGTCATAAGGTTTGAAAAAGTCAAAGGTTTTTCACGTATGGTGGCTTAGTCACCAAAGAACAATGCAAGTCCCAAACTGGCGTCACCATTCCAAGAAGGAACAGAAACGCAAACTTAAACCACAAGCACTTCGGCAAGCAAAAGCACGACTTGCCCAGTTTAAAAAGCGTCACATGGGTCACCCAAAAGGTGACCTTTCGTTTTATCATAGCCTCATCTGAAACAAACCTCATGGCTGTCTCTCACGAAATCAAGTCCCAACTTGCCAAACTGCTTGCCACTGAAGATCTTGTGGTTGAGCACAAGCAAGTTGCCACCGCTTGCTTTAACGTTCATACTCGTGTGCTGACTCTGCCGATGTGGGAGAAGGCAAGCAACACCGTCTATGACCTTTTGGTGGGTCACGAAGTCGGTCACGCTCTCTATACGCCTGATGAGGACTGGTTGCAGGAGCACAAGATTCCGCCCCAGTTTGTGAATGTGGTTGAGGATGCTCGTATTGAGAAACTGATGAAGCGTCGTTATGCTGGTCTTGCTAAGACCTTCTTTAACGGTTATAAGGAACTTGCTGATGACGATTTCTTCCAAATCAAAGACGACAATCTGGAAACTTATAATCTTGCCGACCGTGCAAACCTGTGGTTCAAGATTGGTAACTATGTTGATGTGCCGATTGAGCGTGGTCAAGAGACAGAAATTATCAATCTGATTGCCGATACTGAAACTTTTGCCGATGTTCTGATTGCCGCAGAAGAACTCTATAAGTATTGCAAGCACAAGCAACAGGAAGAAACTAAGATTTCTTTGGATAATCTTGAGTCTCAACAGGGAGAATCTCAATCTCCTGCAAATGAATTGGTTGAGAATGAACAACCTAATGATGAGCAAGAAGGTGAATCTGAATCGCCCCAATCCCAAGAAGCTACTGGGACTGGAAATGCTCAAGGTGATCAAACAGTTCAAACTTCTGGACAAGATAAAGAACCTGAAGTTCGCACAGCTGAATCATTGGAAGATAAGATTCGTGATCTTGTAAATGAGATTGGAACGGAAAATGTTTATGTTGAGGTTCCTAAAGTTAATTTGGATACTGTGATTGGTAAAAATTCGGATATTCATAAGGATATTGATTCTTGTTTTGCTCAACAACAAAAAAGTCGTGATGAACAATGTATTGATCGTGGTTGGGATACTATTAATCTATTCAAACATGCAGATGAAGAGTTTAAGAAATTTAAACTTTCTGCTCAAAAAGAAGTCAACTATCTAGTGAAAGAGTTTGAATGTCGTAAAGCAGCAGATTCTTATGCTCGTGCTGCAACTGCTCGCACGGGTGTTTTGGATACGGCTCGTCTTCATACTTACAAATATAATGAAGATCTTTTCAAGAAAGTCACTGTGTTTCCTGATGGTAAAAACCATGGTCTAGTGTTTGTTCTTGATTGGTCTGGTTCAATGCAACGTGTTCTGTTGGATACTTGCAAACAACTTTTCAATCTTGTTTGGTTCTGTAAAAAAGTTGCAATTCCTTTTGAGGTTTATGCCTTTACAAATGAGTGGCGACGTGGTGAATATGATTATTCTTCAGGAACTTTTAAAGCAGCAGATCGCACTTCGCATTATGAAAAGAAAGATGGATTGCTTCAAGTTGATGAAACATTCTCAATGATGAATCTTCTTACCAGTAAAGTTTCTGGTAAAGAGTTGGAACATCAAATGATGAATATTTGGCGTTTGGCTATTTGCTTTGCCGATACTTATCACACCGCATACACCTATCCCAATCGTCTTTGTCTTTCAGGAACTCCTTTGAATGAGGCATTGATTTCTCTTCACCAAATTCTGCCAAAGTTTCAGAAAGAAAACAAACTTCAAAAAGTTCAATGTATCGTATTGACTGATGGTGAGGCATCTCAAATTCCTTACCACGTTGAAGTTCAGCGTAATTGGGAATCTCAACCATATCTTGGTGTTCGCGGCATTGCACCTGAAAAAACTTTCTTGCGCGATCGTAAACTTGGAACAACTTATAAAGTTGAATATGGATATCATCATTTTACTGACATGCTCCTCAAGAATTTAAAGGATAAGTTTTCTACAACGAACTTTATTGGTATTCGTGTTATTGAAGGTCGTAATGCAAGTCGTTTTATGTCACTTTATCATGATGCTAAAGGACATGAAAAAATGCAAAATGATTGGAAAAAACTAAAGAGTTTCACTATTACTAATTCTGGGTATGATGCTTACTTTGGTATTTCCTCTTCTGCCCTATCTCAGGATTCTGAATTTGATGTTTCTGATGATGCCACAAAAGCACAAATTAAATCTGCCTTTGTAAAATCTTTGAAGACTAAAAAACTAAATAAAAAAGTTCTTGGTGAATTTATTTCTCTGGTAGCATGAAAAATAAATTTCCTTTTGAACATGTGGTCAAATATGACACCAAAGAAGTTTGGATAAAGTGTGATAGTGCGATTACCGCAATGGGTATTCCTGCTATAGTTGAAAGATATTATCCCGGATATAAAGGTCATTGTGGTAGTAAAGAGTATCTTGAGACACTTCGAAACCAGTTGCAAAACTGACCACTCTGCCCTAACTCTGCCCCACTCTGCCCTTATAATGGCTACAGTGAAAAACACACATCATGTCTCGCATTCAAATGACTGACGACCAGATTCTCAACGATCTTAAAAGCACTTTCGGAGCAGAATTTACTGCTGCTGATGTTCGTGGTTTCTGTGCTTCTCGTGGAATCTCTTATCCGACAGTAACCAAGCGTCTTGAGCAATTTAAAGTTGCTCGCGGCAAGTGGAATCTGGAAGTGACTCCTTCTGTTGTAAATAAAATGGAGCAGGCATATCAAGCTCCTGCTGCCCTTCCTGCTGTGGAACAAAACCTTATTCCTGATAAAGATGATACCTTCGTCAAGTTTGGTAACTTTAACGATATTAAAAAAATTATTCAGTCCCGTATCTTTTACCCTACGTTCATTACGGGTCTGTCGGGTAACGGTAAAACGTTCTCGGTGGAGCAAGCGTGTGCTCAACTCAAGCGTGAACTGATTCGTGTCAACATCACCATTGAGACCGATGAAGATGATCTGATCGGTGGTTTCCGTCTGGTGAATGGTGAGACGGTTTGGCACAATGGTCCTGTGATCGAAGCACTTGAGCGTGGTGCAATCCTTCTGCTGGATGAGATTGACCTTGCTTCTAACAAGATTCTGTGTCTGCAATCTGTTCTGGAAGGTAAGGGTGTCTTCCTGAAAAAAATTGGTCGCTTCGTGAAACCTGCTGCTGGTTTTAACGTGTTCGCCACCGCCAACACTAAGGGGAAGGGTTCTGATGACGGTCGCTTCATCGGCACCAACGTGCTCAATGAAGCATTCCTTGAGCGTTTCCCTGTGACCTTTGAGCAAGAATATCCTAACACTAAAATTGAGTGTCGAATTCTTGAGGGAATTGCATCTTCTGTTGGCATCAATGATTCATCTTTCTGTGAGCGTCTTGCCGATTGGGCTGATATCATTCGTAAGACTTTCTACGATGGTGGTATTGAGGAAATCATCAGCACTCGTCGCTTGGTTCATGTTATTCGTGCTTATGCTATTTTTCAAGATAAAGCAAAAGCAATTCAAGTTTGTGTGAATCGTTTTGATGATGAAACCAAGCAAGCTTTCTTGGAACTTTATGATAAAGTTGATGCTGACTTCCAGATGCCCACTGGTCCTTCTGAATCGGAAGTTCGTGCTGCATTTGCATCCGACGAAGTTTTCTGATATAATTGGGGAAGGTAAAAATGTGCCTTCCCTTATGAGTGATTCAACCTTTACTATTACTATGTCTGAACAAACTAATCATCTCTGGAAATATAACGAAGATAAAATCCTTAAAGAAGTTGAGGATTATGTGACTAGCACTTACGGAAGTCACTATTGTGGGCACAATGAAGCTTACAAAGACATTCAAACGATTGATTTGATGGCTGCAAAGGATCTTGCTGTTCCATTTTGTCAATCAAATATTCTGAAATATGGAAGTCGTTATGGCGACAAAGATGGTCGCAATAAGCGTGATCTTCTTAAAGTCATTCACTATGCTATGCTTCTGCTTCACTTTGATGGGCATTATACCCGCAAAGATAATGGCCTTACTGAATTCCGTTGATTATGAAACTCTCTAACAAAACTATGAAACTGTCTGACAAAACCCTTTCTCTTCTCAAGAATTTTTCTTCTATCAACCAATCCATTCTATTCAAGAAGGGACAACAACTTCGTACCATTTCGGTGATGAAGAACATTCTTGCAGAAGCTAACATCGAAGAGGAACTGCCCAAAGACTTTGGCATTTATGATCTCAATCAGTTTCTGAATGGATTGAATCTGCATCAAAATGCTGAACTTGATTTTCAGAATGATGGATATGTTGTGATTAAAGAGGGTCGATCTCGTTCTAAGTATTTCTTTGCAGATCCTAACGTTATCGTAACTCCTCCCGAAAAGTCTATCAATCTTCCGAGTGAAGATGTGTGTTTTGTTCTTGATACCAAAGAACTTGATAAACTGTTGAAAGCAGCAGCGGTGTATCAACTTCCTGATCTGTCTGTGGTTGGTGAAGCAGGTGTTGTTAAACTTGTGGTTCGTGACAAGAAGAACGAAACTTCTAATGACTTCTCTGTTGTTGTTGGTGAGACTGATGAAGTATTTACCTTCAATTTCAAAGTAGAAAACATTAAAATTGTTCCTGGCACTTATGAAGTTGTGATTTCTTCTAAACTTTTGTCACGATTTAAGAATACTTCCTTTGATGTGACTTATTATATTGCTCTGGAACCTGATTCTACTTTTGGATGAACATCTTCGTAACTTCCCCTTGGCCTGCTGAGAGTGCCATTTGTCTCCCCGACAAACATATCGTCAAAATGCCACTAGAATGCTGCCAAATGCTTTCTATTGTGGCATCTGAAAAATGGGGTCATAACTATGGCCCTCTATACAAGACTGATAACACTCCCTACAGAACTGAAAAAGGTGCGTTTCGTAATCATCCTTGTACCAAATGGGCAATGGAAAGTATCCACAATGCCTATTGGTTAATTAAGCATGGTCTTAACTTGTGTGATGAGTATTCTGTACGCTATAATAAAACTCACTCCTGCTACAAGACTCTTGTAGATGCTTATTATATCTTTCCAAAAGGTAAGATTACAGAAGTTACACCATTCGCCCGGGCAATGCCTGACGAATATAAACTTGATACGAACATTGATACATTTACTGCTTATAAAATGTACATTGCTTCTAAACCTTGGGTTGCGAGTAACTATCTCCGTATGCCCGAACGTAAACCAGAATGGGTCTAAATTATGAGTCGTGATGAATTCCTTTGGGTCGAAAAGTATCGGCCCAAAACAATTGAAGAATGTATTCTTCCCGAAGACATTAAGAAAACGTTTACTGATTTTCTAAATAAAGGCGAAGTGCCAAACTTGCTTCTTGCTGGTCCTGCAGGATGTGGTAAGACAACGGTGGCAAAAGCACTCTGTAATGAATTGGGAGTAGATGTTTATGTCATCAATGGATCCGACGAGGGTAGATTCCTTGATACTGTCAGAAACAATGCGAAGAATTTCGCTTCGACCGTATCGCTTTCGTCAACTGCTAAACACAAAGTCATCATCATTGATGAGGCAGATAACACAACCTCAGACGTACAACTCCTCTTACGGGCTTCTATTGAGGAGTTTGCTAACAACTGCCGATTTATTTTTACCTGCAACTACAAAAACAAAATCATCGAACCCCTACACTCCAGGTGCGCTGTGGTGGAGTTTGGGATCAAAGGAAAGGAAAAAGTAGAAGTCGCTGGACAATTTTTTAAAAGACTGCAAAGCATTCTTGATGCTGAAAAAATTGAATATGATCCAAAAGTCCTTGCTGAATTGGTACAAAAACATTTCCCAGATTGGCGGCGGGTCCTTAACGAATGTCAAAGATATTCGGTTGGAGGAAAAATTGATTCTGCAATTCTTGCATCTTTCTCCGATGTTTCTGTAAATGAACTTATTAAGAATCTCAAAACTAAAAACTTTACTGAAGTCCGAAAGTGGGTGGTCGGGAACCTGGACAACGACGCTACTAGTTTACTTCGCAGGGTTTATGACGCCTGTTACGATGGCCTTTCACCCCAATCTATTCCTGCTGCCGTTCTTATTATTGCTAAGTATCAATACCAATGTGCGTTCGTGGCTGATCAAGAAATTAACCTCTTAGCAGCATTAACTGAAATTATGGTGGAGTGTGAGTTCAAATGATCATAACATTTCATGAGATTTGGTATTTTATAGAAACTACTCATGTCACTGATGATGTTGTAAAATTAATACATCCGGAAACAGGTGAAAAAATTTCTTCAGACATTTATATTATACAAACTCCTTGGGAGAAACGTTATGATATGGACGTTTTAAGAAATTTATGGGAAGAATGTTATTCCTTTATTGTACATGGAAGTTGTGTTACTCCAGCAGTAAGACAAGTTATTGAAGAAGTTGAACGCGATCATAATGTTGATGCACAATCACACATTTATATGGGTAAATATGGTAGTAGATCTTTTAGTATTCATTGTGATAACCCTGACAATTTAATCGTTCAATGTATTGGAAAATCTAAGGTTACCATTTATAATGAGTATGGTACGTGTGCAGGACCAGTTGTAGATCCAAACTCAGCAACAGTTAAGGAGCAACATATTCTTGAACCTGGTAACAGTATTTTTATTCCTTCTAGACAATTACATTTATTTGAACCTCTTAGTGATAGGTTAAGTATAAGTATTCCAATGTGTAAATGATGATTATCAGTGAAAGTGATGCAGTTTGGGCTGCGGATGAATTTATTCGATATTTTTCTCACATGGGAAATATTGAAGATTATTTGCGCTTTGTAAAAAAAGAAGTTATTACAACAACAAATACTCTTATACCTCTTCATGATGAATTCTTTAATGACGACATTCATCCTGAAGATATGGATTTTGATATTAAATTCGTTGGCAATCGATTTCAGAATGCGGTTCCTCAGGAGCATTATGTAAACCTATTGCAAGTAGTTTCTTCTCATAATAATGAATCAAATATCCCTGGCAGAGAATTGCGTTGGATGATCTTTGAAAAGAACACCAAAAAAGTTCTTGGATTTATTCGCTTTGGTTCTCCCACAATCAATTCAAAACCCAGGAATGAATGGTTGGGTAAAGCGCCTGATTTATCCATCTTCAATCGCCACGCAGCAATGGGTTTTGTAATCGTTCCATCTCAACCCTTTGGTTACAATTATCTTGGAGGTAAACTTTTAGCACTTCTATGTTGCTCTCATTTTGCCCGCGAGACGTTGAATGAGGTCTTTGAGAAAGATATTGCCCTTTTTGAAACAACATCGCTCTATGGGTCCACTACGGATGCCTCACAGTATGATGGTCTCAAACCTTATATGAGATACAAGGGATTGACTGAAAGTAAATTTCTTCCTCTTCTCCATGATGAGGTGTTTCATAAATTGCATGATAGATTTACTTTATTGAATAACAACACCCCGTTGACTGACAACAAAGCTTCATCCAAAAAAATGAAGCGTCAAACAAAAATGATATCAATCATTCGAAATTCTTTACAAGACAAAGAAAAACTTGCTGAATTTAATTCCGTTATTCACGCTGCATTTAACCTTACTCAAAAGAAGAGATTCTATATTTCTGATTATGGTTATGAGAATGTTCGTGAAGTTATTTTAGGAGAACAAAAAGAACTTCGTAGAGGTCAAAATTGGGATAAGTTTGAACTTGAAAATATTGTTGCTTGGTGGAAACGAAAAGCAACTAAAAGATATGAAAAACTAAAAGAAGAAAATAGGTTCAGAACTAAGGTCGAACTCTGGACAGATGATGATGAGATTCAAATTATCCGATGAAATGTGAAGTTACCCTGTATAAAGCAGGTACTGTTTTTAAAGAACAAGTAATCGCAAGAGATTATAAAGATGCAAAGGAAGTTGCTCTTGCAAGAAATCCTGGTGCTCAGGTTATGAGTGTTACTGCGGTATTTAAATAATGGAACTCAAAGACTGGTTGAATTCAATCAACTTTACAAAAGAAGATCTGTCGGAGGATGTTAAATCCTATCCGCCATATATTGTCAATCGATGTCTTTCTGGACATATTGATTGCATTATGTTTGCTAATGAGATGAATATGAATCATCATCTTGATAAAGATCTTCAATATTCGTTTTATCTAAATAGTCTTAGGAAAAAGAAGAGATTTTCTCCTTGGCTCCGAAAAGATAAAGTCAAAGATTTAGAATGCATTAAACAATACTATGGATATAGTAATGAAAAAGCATCTCAAGCTTTGAAAATTCTAAATAAATCACAACTGGATTTTATTAAACAACGACTTGAAACTGGCGGAAAGAAATGACTACCGAAACAATTGAACCCCAAGTAAATTGGACCCCCGATATGATGGTGGAAGTCCTTCTCAATGAACCTGATGATTTCTTGAAAGTTCGTGAGACTTTAACTCGTATTGGAGTTGCATCTAGAAAGGAGAAAAAACTCTATCAGAGTTGTCACATTCTTCATAAACAAGGACGCTACTACCTTGTTCACTTCAAAGAGCTGTTTGCTTTGGATGGCAAACATGCAAATCTGACAATTAATGATGTTCAACGTCGCAATCGTATCACAAGATTGCTTGCTGACTGGGGATTGATCACTGTAGTAAAGGCAGATTCGATTGCTGATATTGCTCCTTTGAATCAAATCAAAGTTCTTTCTTATAAAGATAAGGGTGATTGGATTCTTGAGCAAAAATATAATATTGGCAAAAAAGGCAAGGGTCAGGAAACCGAATAATTCTTTAGGGGTTTCACGACCCATTATTTTTTAAGATCTCTTATAATTAGTAGTGGATGCCGAAAGGGTCCACTACTAACTTAGACGCTTAAGGAGGTCTATTATGTTTGGCACAAATTCAATTACGCTGTCAGTTCCAGAAACTGAAAAATACTTATCAGCAATCCAGAGAAACAGCATTGGTCTGGATGAATGGTTTAGAAGATTTGATAGTGCATTCGAAAGTACTACAAATTATCCACCATATAATCTTGTTAAAGAAAGCGAGACTCAGTTCCGATTAGAACTCGCTCTTGCAGGATATAAAAAAGAAGACATTGAAGTTACAACTGAATATAATAAACTTTTGATCGAAGCCAAAAAAGTTGATGACACAGAATATGATTATGTTCATCATGGACTTGCAAAGAGAGCCTTTACTCGCACATGGACACTTTCTGATGATGTTGTAGTTGGCGATGTTTCTTTTGTTGACGGATTACTCACAATCAAACTAAATAGAGTTATTCCAGAACATCAAAAGAAAAAAGTTTATGAAATCCTTTAAAGATTTTATTCAGGTTATTCAAGAAATGAAAGGTGATTTTGGCGCTGATGTGAAAATGGGAGATCAACCAGAACATTGTTATGGCAAAAAGGTTTCTTATGCTGGATTGAAAAAAAAGGTATGTGCATTTAAAAGAAAGCGTGAATAATAAATAACTTTGAATATCGTCGGCGCAGGGAGGCAACTGGCACAAACCAGTTGACGCCTCCCCTTTTTATTGCTAAAATGGTTACAGGTGAGATAGTATTATGTCTATTAAAATTGTTTTGTTGAGATCTGGTGAGCAAGTTATTTCTGATGTTCATGAAGTATGCACTGAAGAAGATAAACCAGTAGCATATTCTTTGACAAGACCTTGCACAATTCATATGCAAAGAATTAGCTCTGATGATCTCATTACAACCAATGAACCAACTCCGTTTGACATTAGTTTGTATCCTTGGATTCCATTATCTACAAATGAAACAATTATAATTCCTCACGATTATCCTGTTGCATTTGTTGATCCTGTTGATCAATTGCAAGAAATGTATCAAACCAAAGTTCTAGACCTTTTAAAGGAGGGAAAAAATGATTAAACTTTTGTTATTAACAAATCAAGATCTATTGATCAGTCAAATTGAAGAAGTTGGTTCAGATATTGGAGAACCTGATTGTAGATTGGTAAATCCATTCTTGGTAAATGGAGATACTCTACAACCATGGATGAACGAATATACGCATCAAAATATTTTTATGATTCATTCTGACAAGATTTTAACCCTTGCAGATCCCAAACCCACTCTTCTTGAAAAGTATCAAAACCTGACTAAATGAGATTTTATACAAACGTGCAAATGATTGGGAATCAGTTCCTGGTCCGTGGTTATGAAAATGGAAAACATGTAATGTTCAAAGAAGAGTATTCTCCTACTCTCTTTGTTCCATCTAAAAAACAATCAAAGTATAAAACTCTAGAAGGAGAAAATGTAGAACCGATTCAACCTGGGTCGGTTAGAGATTGTCGTGAGTTTTACAAAAAATATGAAGACGTGGATGGGTTTAAAATCTACGGAAATGATCGATACATCGCTCAATACATTTCAGATAAGTATCAAGAAGACGAAATTAAGTTTGACATTTCTAAAATCAAACTGACAATTCTTGATATTGAGGTGGCTTCTGAGAATGGATTCCCTGATACAGAATCTGCATCAGAAGAAATTTTAACAATTACAATTCAAGATTATTCTTCCAAGGAGATTACAACTTGGGGAGTCAAACCTTTTACTGTAAAACAAAAGAATGTCAAGTACATTCATTGTGAGTCTGAAAGAAGTTTGCTGCAAAACTTTATTGACTATTGGGATGCATATCCTCCAGAAGTTATTACTGGATGGAACATTGAGTTTTATGATATTCCATATATCTGTCGCCGCTTGAATCGTGTTCTTGGTGAGAAACAAATGAAACGTTTCTCCCCTTGGGGATTGAATACTGAAAATGAAATTTTTGTAAATGGAAGAAAACAGGTTTATTATGATGTTGGTGGTATTACTCAACTTGATTATATTAACTTGTATAAGAAGTTTACATATAAAGCTCAAGAGTCCTATCGTCTAGATCATATTGCTGAGGTTGAACTTGGTAAGAAGAAACTTGATCACTCTGAATTCGATACGTTCAAAGACTTCTACACAAATGGTTGGCAAAAGTTTGTAGAATACAACATTGTTGATGTAGAACTTGTTGATCAACTCGAAGACAAGATGAAGTTGATTGAACTTGCAATCACGATGGCTTATGATGCCAAGGTAAATTTTGCTGATGTATTCTATCAAGTTCGTATGTGGGACAATATTATCTACACATATTTGAAGAAAAGAAATATTGTGATTCCTCCTAAGGAGCGTTCTGCAAAAGATGAAAAGTATGCTGGTGCTTATGTAAAAGAACCAAAACCTGGAGTATATGATTGGGTTGTTAACTTTGACCTCAACTCTCTGTATCCTCATTTGATTATGATGTATAACATTTCTCCAGAGACTCTTTTAGAGGAAAGACATCCAACAGTTACTGTTGATAAAGTCTTAAATCAAGATATCAATTTTGAACTTTATAAAGACTATTCGGTATGTGCAAATGGAGCCATGTATCGTAAAGATGTGCGTGGATTTCTTCCAGAACTGATGGAAAAGATGTATAAAGATCGTGTGATCTTTAAGAAGAAAATGATTGAGGCAAAGAAGAAGTATGAAAAAACCCCAACGAAAGAGTTGGAAAAGGAAATTGCACGATGCAATAACATTCAAATGGCAAAAAAGATTTCTCTTAACTCTGCTTATGGTGCTATCGGCAATCAGTATTTCAGGTACTATAAACTAGCAAATGCTGAGGCAATCACCTTATCCGGTCAGGTATCTATCCGCTGGATAGAGAACAAGATGAATGCCTATCTCAATAAGATTTTAAAAACAGACGGAGTAGATTATGTTATTGCTTCAGATACTGACTCTATCTATCTTGATATGGGTCCTTTGGTTGAACGTGTATACCAAGGAAGAGAGAAAACTACTGAGAGCATTGTTTCGTTCCTTGATAAGATCTGTGAAGTGGAACTTGAAAAGTATATTGAAAGTTGCTACCAAGAACTGGCTGACTATGTGAATGCTTATGAGCAAAAGATGCAAATGAAGCGCGAGAATATTGCTGATCGTGGAATCTGGACTGCTAAGAAGAGATACATTCTGAATGTTTGGGATAGTGAAGGTATTCGATACACTGAACCTAAACTGAAGATGATGGGTATTGAGGCAGTTAAGTCTTCAACTCCAGCTCCTTGTCGTAAGATGATTAAGGATGCTCTTAAGTTGATGATGAGTGGATCTGAAAATGATGTAATTGAATTTATTCATCAGTGTCGAGAAGAATTCAAAAGTCTTCCTCCAGAACAAATTGCTTTCCCTAGAACTGCTTCTGATGTTCGTAAGTATCAATCGTCTTCTGGAATCTATATGAAAGGAACTCCTATTCATGTTCGGGGAGCACTTTTGTTCAATCATTATGTTAAACAAAATAAACTAACAAACAAATATTCTCTTATACAAAATGGAGAAAAAATTAAATTTGTTTATCTGAAAAAACCAAATACAATTCAAGAAAATATTATTTCATTCATCCAAGACTTTCCAAAGGAACTTGAACTTGACAAATACATAGACTATGAACTACAATTTGAGAAAAGTTTTGTAGAACCACTCAAGATTATTCTTGATTCTATTGGGTGGAATGTGGAAAAAACTGTAAGTTTAGAATCTTTTTTCTTATGATCCAAAATTTATTTTCATCTCAAATATGGTTATGTTCTTTAAACGTTGAATCGCATATTAAAAATAAAATTTTAAATTGTATCGAACAAAATTTTAAAAATAATAAATCTTATTTGCATCCTTTTTGGTCTTGTTCAGTGCATTCAACAATTCTTGAGCATAATGACGATATTGATTATTCTGAAATAATTCCTTATTTTAAAAATGAATATGAAAAATTTGCATTAGCAATTAATTTAAAAAATCATAATTATACTATACCCATTATGTGGTATAATTATTATTTAAAGGGATATAATCAAGAAATTCATGATCATATTAGTGATGATGGTAATAATATTTACAGTGCAGTTTATTTTTTAAAACTTACTAAAGATCATCCACTAATTACATTTTACAATTATACAAACTATCATGTATTATATTCATCTAAAAAAAATATAAAAGAAATTTATTGGAATGATAATATCAATCATTCCATTACAACACATCAATTTAGTTTAGATGTTGAAGAGGATAGTTTTGTAATATTTCCATCATATATGCCTCATGGTGTTTTTGTTCAAAAAACAGATGAACCAAGAATTACAATTAGCATGAATTTCGCTTTGGAGAATAAAAATGGATCTTCCGATCAATGATAAAGAACTGAATAAAATTATAAGTGCTCTTGGATTTGGTGGAGACGCTGCACTTTACCACAAACTCAAACTGGTAAAAGAACTTAGAGAACAAGGTTTGCCTTACAAAAAAATACTTCGTGAAGAATACGGGATGGTAGCGTAATGGATTTTCTTAAAGATATTGTAAAAGAGATTGGTGATGACTATACAAAGTTAGCATCGGATATAGACGAAACAGAGACTTATGTTGATACGGGTTCATACATTTTTAATGCACTGGTTTCAGGTAGTGTATTTGGCGGTGTATCTGGGAATAAAATTACTGCTATTGCTGGAGAGTCTTCTACTGGAAAGACTTTTTTCTCTCTCGCAGTGGTTAAGAATTTTCTTGATACTCATCCCGATGGTTACTGTCTCTACTTTGACACTGAGGCTGCTGTCACTAAATCTCTTCTAGATTCTCGTGGAATCGATACTACTCGTCTGGTTGTTATCAATGTTGTAACAATTGAAGAGTTTCGTGGCAAAGCTCTTAAAGCGGTGGATATATACCTTAAGAAACCATTAGAAGATCGCAAACCCTGTATTTTTGTCCTAGACTCTCTGGGTATGCTTTCCACTGAGAAAGAAATTACTGATGCCCTGAACGACAAACAAGTTCGTGACATGACCAAATCTCAACTGGTCAAAGGTGCATTCCGAATGTTAACTCTTAAACTAGGTCAAGCAAATGTCCCGCTCATTGTCACAAATCATACATACGATGTCATCGGAGCTTACGTACCAACGAAAGAAATGGGCGGAGGTTCTGGACTCAAGTACGCAGCAAGCACGATCATTTATCTCAGCAAGAAGAAAGAAAAAGATGGAACAGAAGTGGTCGGCAATATTATCAAAGCTAAGACTGCTAAATCACGTCTGAGCAAGGAGAATAAAGATGTGGAAGTTCGTCTTTATTACGATGCTCGTGGGTTGGATCGCTACTACGGTCTTCTTGAGCTTGGAGAAATCGGGGGACTCTGGAAGAATGTTGCTGGACGTTATGAAATTGCGGGAAAGAAACTCTATGCTAAAGAGATTCTGAAAAATCCAGAGCAATACTTTACTCCAGAGGTAATGCAGCAATTGGATGAGATTGCAAAAGAAGAATTTAGTTATGGACAGTCTTAGTTCATTAATTAGAATCTATGATAATTCTCTTGATCCTAAAATGTGTGAACACATTATTGGAATCTTTGAGGATAATCAAAATTATTGGGAACGATTTGATAATAATCGAAAACCAAACTTTACTCAACTTAATCTGACAAAATTGTCTGAGCAGTCTGAAGATCTTCAATACATCAACAATTATATTTCTGGAAGAGTTGCATTTTATAAGGATAACTATCTTGGAGATTTTGGAAAAGAATATTTTCCGATGAATTATTCTTACGAAGAATTTCGAATCAAGAAGTATAATAATGATGGACAAGATGCATTTGATGTTCACGTTGACGTAATGGACCATCAAAGTGCAAAAAGATTTCTTTCTTTCTTTTGGTATTTGAATGATGTTGAGGAGGGTGGAGAAACTGTATTTTGGAATTATAAAATTCAACCAAAAGCAGGCACTCTTGTAATATTTCCACCGATGTGGATGTTTCCTCATTGCGGTAATGAACCAATCAGTGGCCCCAAATATCTGTTAAGCACCTATTTGCATTATGAATAACATTAAAGTGATTGAAACTGGAATAAATGTTTCAAAAATTATTGAACAACTTGATAAACATCCTGGAGATTGGGGAAGTCAAAAAACCTTAGACAAAGCTCAACTTAAAGATCCTAAAAAGTATGAAACAACTGTAGATGTTCTTCAGTTAATTATGGGTGCAACAAAAGATGTTAATGTTCGAGCTGAAGATACGGAAATGTGTATTGAAACACCAGCGTATAAACATCACACTGAAATCATCAGTTATTTGAGTAAAAGATTTAAAAAAATTCATCGATGTGGATTTCTTTCTCTGCCAGTTGGACAAACTGTAAATGCACACATTGATGAAGGAACATATTATTTGACAAGAGATAGATATCACTTATCAATTCAAGGTAGATATCAATACTTTGTTGGTAATGAAAATATGGTTATTGAACCAGGAACCCTTTTTTGGTTTAATAATAAACTACCACATGGCACTGTAAATTTGGGAGACTGTGCTAGAATTACTTTTGTATTTGATGTTCCTCATTCACCAAACAATCCTCAACATAAATTAACAAATGGATCAAATTGAATTTCTAATTCTTAGAAACTTACTGTTTAATGAACAATTTACTAGAAAAGTAATTCCTTTTGTTAAGGATGAATATTTTGAAGATACGAATCAGAAGATTCTATTTCAAGAAATTCTAAGTTTTGTTCAAGAATACAATAAACTTCCGACCAAAGAAGTTCTTTGTGTTGAGGTTGAAAATCGTAAAGACATTAATGATACTTCTTTCAAAGAAATTATTCATCTGATTGATAGTCTTGAAGATGTTCCAATTGAGCTTAATTGGATCATAGATACTACAGAGAAATGGTGCAGAGATCGTGCAATCTATCTTGCTCTGATGGAGTCCATCCATATTGCAGATGGTAAAGATGATAAAAGGAATCGTGATAGCATTCCCACAATTTTATCCGACGCTCTCGCAGTATCTTTCGACACTCATGTAGGTCACGATTACTTAGAGGACTATGAGCAACGTTACGAGTCATATCACAAAAAAGAAGAAAAAATTGAGTTCGACCTTGAGTTCTTTAACAAGATCACAAAAGGTGGGTTACCTAATAAGACTCTCAATATCGCTCTTGCTGGTACGGGTGTCGGAAAATCTTTATTCATGTGCCATGTGGCTGCTTCCGTCTTATTGCAGGGAAAAAACGTTCTCTATATCACTCTCGAAATGGCAGAGGAGCGAATTGCTGAAAGGATTGATTCCAACCTTCTTAATGTTCCGATCCAAGACATAGCAGATCTTCCTAAGCAGTTGTTTGAAACCAAGGTTACAAACCTTGCCAAGAAGACTCAGGGCACTCTTATAATTAAAGAGTATCCCACTGCATCAGCGCATAGTGGACACTTCAAGGCACTTCTTAGCGAACTGGCACTTAAGAAGTCATTTAGACCTGATATTATTTTTATTGATTACCTTAATATATGTGCTTCCTCTAGGTATAAGGGAAACCTTTCTGTCAATTCATATTCGTATATTAAAGCAATTGCTGAAGAACTTAGGGGACTCGCAGTGGAGTTTAATGTCCCAATTGTCTCCGCTACTCAGACCACTCGTTCAGGTTTTGGTTCTTCTGATGTTGAACTTACTGATACTAGTGAGTCCTTTGGTCTCCCTGCTACTGCTGATCTTATGTTTGCCCTTATTAGCACTGAAGAGTTGGAAGAGTTGGGACAGATTCTAGTTAAGCAACTTAAGAATCGTTATAACGATCCTACTATTCATAAGCGTTTTGTCGTTGGTATTGACCGTGCTAAAATGAGATTGTATGACTGCGAACAATCAGCACAAAAAGATATTCTTGACAATAAGCAAGAAGAAGAGTATGATTATGAAGAAAAGAAACCAAAAAAATCATTCGAAGGATTTAAGTTTTGAATTATTATTCTGTGTTTAATAAAGGAGGAACAAAAATTGCAGACTGTGGAAACGTTGCAGATGCCATTATGATGGTGGAGATGGGTCCAGGAAGAACATATCGCCAAATTAAATATGTAAATCCCGAAACAGTTAATGTTCCTCATGTTCGTTTAGCAGATGATTTTCAACTAGCTGCTCAACAAATTTTACCTCAATCTGAATTAGAACCATTTAACGTATGACTAAAGTTATTGATACAAATAAATATATTGAATTTGTCCGTCAAACTACAAGTCCTGCAAGCACTAACTATGCAGACTTGATTTCTCGTTTATCTCAACTTGAAGTTGAGTTTGATGCTGATGTTCCTCGTTTACTAACCGCTGCTTTTGGACTGAGTGCAGAGGCAGGTGAGTTTACTGAGATTGTGAAAAAGATTTTCCTTCAGGGTAAACCTTATAATGAGGAAAATGTCTTTCATATGAAACGTGAACTTGGAGATTTGTGTTGGTATCTTGCTCAAGCATGTATGGCTCTTGATACTAACTTTGAAGAAGTTCTTCAAATGAATTATGAGAAACTGAGTGCTCGTTATCCTGAGGGTGCTTTTGATGTTTATCGTTCTGAAAATCGTAAGGAGGGGGACCTGTGAGTAAAGAAAAGCAAGTAACAGTTAAAATGGATGCTCGTGCAGCTGCAGCAGTTCGTCAAGTTCTGTTTGATGCACAAAAAGGATACACTTATAATGAAGTAAGTGTTCCTCTTCGTATTTCTGATATTCGTTTGGTAGTGCAGCAAATTGATAGTGAACTTGAAAAAGTATTGGGCGAATAAATATTTAAAAAACAATAATGAACTTTTCTGAGTGGAGAAAAAATCAAAGGTTGAGAGAAGGTCTCAACCTTTTTAATCGTCCATCCAAGCAAATTACTGCAAAAGATTTTGATAAAATTGTTTCAATATTTATTCCTTATGCAAAAAAATATTTGAAATTGAAAAGCACACCAAAAATTAATTTTGTCAAAGATCCAAAATTTGCACATAGAGTTGGAGCATTTGGACAAATCGATGGTAAAAATAAAATTACTATTGATATTTTAGATCGACATCCTATGGATATTTTAAGAACTCTTTCTCATGAATTAGTTCATTTAAAGCAACATGAAAATGGAACAAATGGATCTGGACATGTTGGTAGTGATACTGAAAATGAATCTAATGTGATTGCCGGTATACTTTTAAGAAAATTTGGCGCAGAACACTCTGAATTGTTTGAATTATCTTCTATAAAAGAGGAAACAAAAAAGAAAGCAAAAAGAGCGATAAAAACAGATAGGGATTATGAACATTACCCTATGGAGTTAACTTAAGGGGATATAGCTCAGTTGGTAGAGCGCCTGCTTTGCAAGCAGGATGTCAGGAGTTCGAGTCTCCTTATCTCCATAAATATTTAAAAGCAATTGATAAATGGCTGGATTACTTGCCGAACGTCAAGAAAGAGGGTTGGTTGACGCAATTAATAGTGGATATGGAAAGAATGGTGCAAAACCATTTACTATTGTTGGCGCAAATGGTGTAAGAATTACGAATGTTATTTCTGCAGAAAAGTTTGAAGGAAGATCTTCTGCAGGAACAGAACCATATACTGATGTAATAATTACGACTAAAACAAAAAAAATAAACGTATCAAATAAAGGAGAAAGTGCTCCCAGTATTGCCGGTGGTGGACTTGCTGGACTTGAACTTGCTGTTCCTGGTTTAACAAAGTTATTTTTGGAAGCTGCTTTAAAAGAATATAAGAAAAAGGGATTTAAAGAAGGAATGTCTGGACTTCCAGATATGTATGGAAAAGTAAGTGATTCCTTAAAAGAAACAATAGTAGTTGGAAATAAAAAAATGGGAGGTCCAATTCATTACATGTATATTGGTCCCATGGATGTTAAATCAACATTTAATAATGGTGTATTGAAAGTTAATGGAAATTTTTATGAGGCAAAAAAATATGCAAAAGATAATGATTTGTATTTGAGACTTAGAAAGAGAAGAGAGGATCAACCATTTGAACCAAGCAAAAAAGATTCAAAAGGTTTGCCTTTAATTTTAGGAAGATCACCAAGTAGAGGTGATTCTGGAAGAAGAATAGTTACTGCAAAAAAACCACCAAGAAATGCGTTAACTGTTGAGTTTTGAATAAATAAGTTTATATTAAGACAATTATGAAAGATTTTTTCCGATTTTTATCCGAAGCAAAAGAATCTCAAGCGTCAATGCAGGCAAGACGCATGGGACTCAAGGGCGATGGCCACGGTGGTTGGTATAACCCTCAGGGAGAATTTGTTGCGAAAACGGAAAAGGGAGAACTGAAATTTTATAATCAAGGACAGAGAACTGGACAAAGAGATATTCCTCAGCAAAGAACGAAAGCAAATCAACAAGTCGCTGCAACACAAGCAGCAACAAAACCACAAGAACAACAACCAGAAAGAAAGCAGGCAGAAGTTCTCCGTGGTGATGAAGAAGGTAAAGGTGTAACAGTTGTATTTGGTCGTTTCAATCCACCAACAACAGGACATAAAAAACTTTTAGATTCTGCATCTAACATTTCTTCTGGAGCAGAATTGAGAATCTATCCATCAAGAACACAAGATGCAAAGAAAAATCCATTAGATCCTTCAACCAAGATTGAATACATGAAGAAAATGTTCCCCAAATATGAGGAGAACATTATTGACGATGATAATATGAAGTCAATCTTTGATGTATTGAAAACTGCTGATGAAGAGGGATTCACTGATATCACTATCGTTGTTGGTGCAGATCGTCTTGGTGAATTTAAGAACTTAGCTAATAAGTATAATGGAGATCTTTATACTTTTGATATGATCAACGTGGTATCTGCTGGCGAGCGTGATGCTGATGCTGAAGGTGTAGAAGGAATGTCTGCATCTAAGATGAGAAAAGCAGCGGCAGATAATGATTTTGAGACTTTTAAATCTGGCACTCCAAAGTCATTGGGTCCAGAAGAAACTAAAAATCTTTTTAATGCTCTCCGCAAATCAATGAGAGTATCGACAAAAGAATCTTATGAGTTATGGCAGATTGCTCCTAAGTTTGATATGTGGAATTTGCGTGAAAACTATGTAACCAAAAAAATCTTTAGACTTGGTGATCTTGTAGAAAATTTAAACACAGGATTGATTGGGAGAGTAATGCGTCGTGGAGCCAATCATCTTATTTGTGTAACCAAAGAAGGTTGGATGTTTAAGTCTTGGATTAAAGACTTGATGGAATATACTGAGGTGAAGATGGATAAGCAAATGAGAACCCCATCAAAACCAAATACTTTAATTGGAACAACGGGATATTTTAAAACCGCTGCAAAGATGACACCTGGATCCCTAAAAGTTGGCAAAGAAAATCTGCAATCTGGTGGTAAGGCATACGGTGTCAATTTCATAAATAAGTATAAGAAAAGATAAATTCAAATTACCATGTCAATGAATATTCTTAACAACATCTCTAAGGTTTACTTAGAGACGATTGCCACTGAAGCGGCAAAACCTGATTATCTTGATTTTGATAAGGATGGTAATAAAAAAGAGTCAATGAAGAAGGCTCTTAAGGATAAGAAAGAAGTTGCAGAAGCAGTTAGAGGTCAAGATACTGAAATGAGAAAAGCAGCTTCTGCTGAGAGACAAGCAGAAAGAAAAGAAAGAGGTGGTGCTGCTCCTAAGATTCCTGGTAAGCATGGACCTTCTGCAGGCAAAAGTTATGCTGATTATCAGCAAGTTTCTATCGCTGCTCATGATAAAGCAACTAAAGGAAAGAAAATTCATGGGTTAGCAAAAGAATCCCTGGATCCCGTAGGACAAGAGGATGCAGATATTGATAATGATGGCAAGTCAAATACTAAGAGTGATAAGTATCTGATGAATCGTCGTAAGGTTCGTGGTGCTGCCATTTCAACTCGTAAAGAATCATTCTCTAATTGGAGACAAGATCTTTCTGAGGTAATGGATAAGACTGAATCCGATACTGAAGATAATAAGCAAATCAAAGAAAAAAAGAATATAAACAATAAAATTGTTATTAATCCTGATTTTAAAGAAGCGGTAGAAGAACTTGGCGGTGTTCTTCTTGAGACCGTTGAAGTTGATGAAGCATATCAACCCATTGATAAGGACAAGGAAAATAGAATGTATCGTAGAGCAGGTAATCTTGCTCGTACCGCAGTTTCTTCAACAGGCAAGAAAAAAGAAGTTGCACAAACAAAATCTTCAAAGATTGTAAGTGCAATCACAAGACAAAAAGAAAAAGAAAGATTTGATCGTATTGGACAATCGCCAACACATAATGAAGCATTTGTTGATCCTGAACATGGTGAAACGCCAAGCGGAAGAACACCACTGGAAAATGTTTCAGATCATCCAAAAGCATCTGTTAGAAAAACGGCTGTAAAGGCATTTAAGAAACAAATGGGTAAAGAGTATGGTGGAAGTTGGAAATCTAGATCTAGCGATCCTGTAGGTGAGGAATTTAAACTTGACGAAAAAACTTTGACTCCCGCAGAGACAAAGAAGAAAGAGGAAATCGTCAAGTCAATGAAGAAGAGTGCAGGTGACTTTGAAAAAAGATATCCTGGTCGTGGCAAAGAAGTAATGTATGCGACTGCGACGAAACAAGCAAAAAAGTTGGCGGAGGCAGATATGCCTCAGGAAACCCAGCCTTCGGAAAAGCGAGCTCAAACCCAACAAAAGCAGAGATTGTTACAGATCCTACAGCAAAAAGAAAGAGCGGTGCGGAGTGGTATGACGGATATTAGTGCTTCTTATGAACCAGAAGGTGAAGTTCTTCCAGAAGATAAAGCACTCGATCTTGTAAGACAATCCGTTATAAAACAGCATGGTGCATCATCTGTAATGGGGACTCCAGAACATAAAGCAGCAATAAAAAAACAACCAAAAGAAACTCCAGAACAAAAGCGTAAGAGAATATCAAATTATATGAAAAAAACTTCTGATTATTTAAAGTCTTCACCAAGAGACTGATTACTAAATAATATAGTATAAGGAGGTTATTATGTCGTTAGCAGCATTATTTGCTTGGGCAAAAGCAAATGAAGCATTAATTGCAACTGTTCTCTTTGCAGTTTCGGAAGCACTCGGAGCAAACCCAAAGGTAAAATCAAACGGTATTCTTTCACTTATTCTTCTTCAATCTCAAGCAGCATTAAAAAAGAAAGGTGCTAAAGATTTAACTCCATAATATTAATTAAAAAATAATTAAACGGAGACCAAATCTAAGGTCTCCTTTTTTTATAAATATTACTAGAAATATTTTTTACGAGTAAAGACATGGCACTCTGGGGAAATAATGATAACAAAGGCCGTGGGGGCACAGTAACTCTGGATTACACTACTCTTGTTGTAACTGGTTCTGGAACCACTTTTGGTCAGGTCGGTGCAGCAGCTACTGGAGATGTAATTCGTTTCGGTCCGTTGGGTGAAGGTGGAAACGCGGTCATCGTTGGTATTGCAAGTACTACTCAACTGTCTATTGCATCAACAATGGGTCTCAGTGGTGTTGCAATTGCTGCAACAACTTTCTGGATCAGTGAATTGCCAAAATATACTGTTCTCGATTATCGCTGGTCTGAAAACCGTACTAATTATGAACCACATATTTATGGTGTTGCAGAAGGTGGAATTGCCGCTGCACAAGGAACTTCATATGCATTGACACATGAAGGTTGGGTTGGCGTTACCACCTATGTTGATAATACAGGTGCTTTAAGAGTTAAGACTGAAACTCTGGTTGCAATGTCTGGTATTACCACTGGAAGTCTGCCAATGTATGACGGTGATCCTACTGTTGCTTGATGATTTATGATCTTTAATGAATTGAATGAGGAAAATTTCCTCCTTTTTGCGATTAAAAATTATGAAAATCCTCAAGCGGTAACCAAAGAAGATTTTGATAAAGATTTACATCACTTCAAGTATATTAAACGACTTCTGAAGAAATATAAAAACACAGGTGAGTTAAAAACTCACCTTTTGTTGAATCATTTTATAATTCTGTATAATATATTTGGTGAAGCTGCAACTCCAATGTTGTTTTTCAAAATCGAAAAAGAACTTTGGTCCTCACTGAAAACTTTTATAATTTTTCTGAATAAATTTCCACAGTATCCAAAGGGTTATATTCATGATATTCCTGTGGATATAGAATGTTTATCACAACTCCAAAAGATCTACAATAAAGATGGCAAAGATTGATAAGATCATTCAAATGATTAGAGAGCAAATGGTTGCTAATGCACCTGGAGGCTCTGGTGGGTTTAGTGGTTCTTCTGATCCCAAAGGACCTACTGCTGGATTTGATCCTGTGATGGGAATGACAAGAAGAAAGAAATATGCATCTTTAGGAATAGGATCCAGAAAACGCTGGATGAAAAAGAAACCATCGCAGTAAGGCAATGTTCGGTCAAGACTCCAAAATTAAAGTTGCAGTTCTTGAAGAAAGAGTTAAAATTCACGAAGAAATGGTAGAGCGTGTAGATGCTGCCATTCAAACATTAAGTGAAACAAACCAGAACATTTGTAAAATGCTTGCAGTTCATGATGAAAGACTTGATCAATGTGCAAGAGAAGATATAAATCTTGTTGAAAAAATTGGAAGAATGGAAATAAAATTAGAAGATGTTGCTAGAATTAAATGGATGACTGTTGGATGCGGAGCCGTTCTTGTTGTATTAACTACAGCATTTTCAACATTAGCATCTGGTTGGTGGACACCATCAGAAATGCAAGTTCAACACGAGGGACATACTCACCAACAAACAATCGCTCCCGATAAATAATTGAGCGTTGGCACTAGTTGCCATGAAAATCAAGAAAAAAGTAACAACATATTCTCTTCAAAAAATTACAAATGAAGTCATAAAATGGACAGGAATTATGACTTCATTTTGCCTTGACAAAGTTAGATAGTGTGGTAGAATACGGGAAATACTTTTGATTCATCATGGATTTTGTTGATGTAAAGTACATCAATTTGATTTCTACAAAACTACAAAAATTTAAAAGAGTAAAATCAAACCTTTATAACTTTCGTTGTCCTATTTGTGGAGACTCTCAAAAGAATAAAAACAAGGCACGAGGATATCTTTATCAAGTAAAGAATAATACAAACTTTAAGTGTCATAATTGTGGAGTCAATATATCTTTCAATAACTTTCTAAAGCAAATAGATGTTGTTACCTACAAACAATATACATTTGAAAAGTTTAAAGAAGGTCATACTGGTAGAAACTTTGTAGCAGATGAACCCAATTTCGTTTTTGAAGCACCTGTATTTAAAACCAAGATTGTTCTCCCTTTATGTTCTGAAGTGGAGCGTGGTAGAACCTATCTTGAGAAACGTAAACTCGATCCAACGAAGTTTTATTTTGCAGAAAAGTTTAAAGAGTTTGCTAACTCGCTTAAGTCAACATTTGCAAACACAGATTTCGAAGAGTCTCGCATCATAATCCCTTTGTATTATCAAAAGGATTTAATTGGTTTTCAGGGGAGAGCATTAGGTCCATCACCAAATAAATACATCACTGTCATGCTTTTTGATGATGCTCCAAAAATCTATGGACTTGATACAATCGATACAAAACAAACCGTTTATGTTACAGAAGGACCATTTGACTCAACATTCATTTCAAATTCGATTGCTCTGTGTGGAGCTGATGGTGATCTTGGTAAGTGGGGGATTGACAATCCTGTGTGGATCTATGATAACGAACCACGAAATAAAGAAATTATATCAAGAATCTCCCGCACCATTGATAAAGGAGAAAGAATCGTCATCTGGCCCTCTAGTATAAAAGAGAAGGACATTAATGATATGGTTCTATCTGGACTGAATGTTCAATCTGTGATAGAATCAAATACCTATAGTGGATTAGACGCAAAACTTAAATTTACCACCTGGAAGAGAATATGAGCAACGGAACAAAGGTTAAAAAGCGTGATGGTCGAATTGAGTCTCTTGACCTAGACAAGATGCATGTGATGGTTGAAGAGGCATGTAAGGGTCTTGCAGGCGTCTCTGCGAGTCAAGTTGAGATGACATCAGGTATTCAGTTTTATGATGGCATTTCAACAGCAGAGATTCAAGAGATTCTGATTCGTTCAGCTTCGGATCTCATTGATCTTGATCATCCAAACTATCAATATGTTGCTGCAAGACTTCTTTTGTTTTCTCTTAGAAAAAGTCTCTATGGAAGAATGAATGAACTTCCTACATTGGAACAACACATTATTGATTGTGTTAGTGCGGGAGTTTATGACCATGATATCTACAACAAATATTCCCAAGAAGACATTGAGAAGGCTAATTCATACGTTGATCATGATCGTGACTATCTGTTCACTTACGCGGGTTTACGTCAGGTCGTTGATAAGTACCTCGTGCAGGACAGAAGCAGTGGCGGAGTTTATGAAACGCCACAATTTATGTACATGTTGATTGCTCTGACAGTCTTTGCAGAGTATCCCAAAGAAACTAGAATGTCATACGTTAAGAGGTACTATGACGCAATCTCCAAGCACAAAATCAACATTCCTACGCCGATCATGGCAGGCGTTAGAACCCCACTTCGCCAATTTGCAAGTTGCGTTCTTGTTGACGTTGATGACACCCTTGACAGTATCTTCAGCTCTGATATGGCAATTGGTCGTTATGTGGCGCAAAGAGCAGGAATTGGTATCAACGCAGGCAGAATCCGTGGCATCAACAGCAAAATCCGAGATGGAGAAGTTCAGCACACTGGTGTTGTTCCATTCCTCAAGAAGTTTGAAGCAACTGTCCGATGCTGCACTCAGAATGGCATCAGAGGTGGATCAGCTACGGTCCACTTTCCGATCTGGCATCAAGAAATAGAAGACATCATTGTTCTCAAAAACAACAAGGGAACGGAAGATAATCGTGTCCGTAAACTTGACTATTCAATTCAAATTAGCAAGTTGTTCTATGAAAGATTTATTCAAGACGGCGAGATCACTCTTTTCTCCCCACATGATGTACCTGGACTTTATGATGCTTTCGGATCAGATCGCTTTGATGATCTCTACTGTCAATATGAGAAAGATCCGTCCGTTAAGAAAAAAACTGTTAAAGCGCAAGAACTCATTCTCAACCTTCTCAAAGAACGTGCGGAAACGGGTCGCGTCTATATCATGAATATTGACCACTGCAATTCTCATTCATCCTTCAAGGATAAAGTTGAGATGAGCAATCTGTGTCAGGAAATCACTCTTCCTACTTATCCAATTCAACATATTGATGATGAGCATGGTGAGATTGCACTTTGCATTCTGTCTGCTATCAATGTTGGTAAGGTAAAGTCTGATGATGAATTGGAAGATCTTTGCGATCTGTCTGTTCGAGGATTGGAGGAGTTGATTGACTATCAAAAGTATCCTGTAAAGGCAGCGGAGATTGCCACCAAGGCACGTCGTTCGCTTGGTATAGGGTTTATTGGTCTTGCACACTATTTGGCAAAACTTGGATTCAATTATGATTCTCAGGAAGCATGGGATGCTGTGCATGGACTTTCAGAATCTTTCCAATATTATCTGCTGAAAGCATCCAATCAACTGGCTAAAGAGAAAGGTTATTGTGAAAACTTTGGACGCACCAAGTATGCTGATGGCATTCTTCCAATCGATACATACAAAAAAGATGTAGACGAAATTTCTTCTGTTTCTTATCAGCATGATTGGGAATCTCTTAGAGCATCAATCCTGGAACATGGCCTCAGGCACTCAACATTGTCCGCACAGATGCCATCGGAGAGCAGTTCCGTTGTGTCAAACGCAACCAATGGAATCGAACCTCCTCGTGGATTCTTGTCCATTAAGAAGTCGAAGAAAGGTCCACTCAAGCAAGTTGTTCCTCAGTACCAAACACTTAAGAACAATTATACGTTGCTCTGGGATATGCCTAGCAATCGTGGGTATATTCATATTGTTGCTGTTATGCAGAAGTTCTTTGATCAAGCGATTTCTGGAAACTGGTCCTATAATCCAGAGAATTATCCAGACAATGAAGTTCCTGTGTCAGTGATGGCAAATGACTTTTTGACTACATACAAGTATGGATGGAAAACATCCTACTACCAAAACACTTATGATATTAAGACTGATGAGGTAGTAGAGGAAAAGAAATCCAATCTTGAAGATCTGTTAAATGAATTAAGTTCAGTAGAGGAGGGAGAGTGTGAATCCTGTGCAGTTTAAGGTTTCGTCGGTTGATGAACAAGTGACAACAGTTAAAGGAATGACTGTTTTTAATTCTGAACAAGTTGATACAAAAAAACAACCAATGTTTTTTGGAGCTCCTCTTGGAGTTCAAAGATATGATTCATACAAATACCCAGTATTCGATAAACTAACTACACAGCAACTTGGATATTTCTGGAGACCTGAAGAAGTCTCCCTTCAAAAAGATCGTGGTGATTATCACACATTACGTCCAGAGCAGAAGCATATCTATACTTCAAATCTGAAGTATCAGATTATGCTTGATTCTGTTCAGGGACGTGGACCTGGTATGGCATTTCTTCCATATTGCTCTCTTCCTGAACTGGAAGCATGTATGGAAGTGTGGGGATTCATGGAAATGATTCACTCACGTTCTTACACATACATCATCAAAAACGTTTATTCAGATCCCACTGAGGTGTTTGACACTATCATTCATGATGAGCGCATTCTAGAGCGGGCCAAGACCGTTACAGAGTCTTATGATGACTTTATTCAATCAGCACAAAACTATGGTGCTTCTGAATCTTGGAAGCACAGACTTGAAGGAGTCACATACGCAAAGGAAAATCTCAATGACGTTAAACGAAAACTCTACAGAGCAATCGCAAACGTTAATATTCTTGAAGGTATTCGCTTCTACGTTAGTTTTGCTTGTAGTTTCGCCTTTGGCGAACTTAAGCTTATGGAAGGATCCGCTAAAATCATTAGTCTTATCGCAAGAGACGAAAACCAACACCTAGCAATCACGCAAAATATTTTAAACAAGTGGCGTGATGGTGATGATCCAGAGATGAAGCAAATTGCAAAAGAAGAAGAAGAGTGGGTTTATAAGATGTTTGATCGCGCTGTAAATGAAGAAAAGAAATGGGCAGATTATCTGTTCAAAGATGGCAGCATGATTGGACTCAATGACAAACTGTTACAACAATATGTTGAATGGATTGCAAACCGTAGACTAAAAGCAATCGGACTCAAACCCCAATATGATATTTCAGCAAACAACAATCCACTTCCTTGGACTCAGCACTGGATTTCCTCTAAAGGTCTCCAGGTTGCTCCCCAGGAAACGGAAGTAGAATCCTATGTCGTCGGTGGTATTAAACAAGATGTTACCAAAAATACTTTCGCAGGATTCCAATTATGATGAATGGTGTGAACAGGAAATCCTGAACGCATATCAAGAAGCCGCAGAATCTGATGAGTATCTGTTTGGCGATTATGACTATTGTAAAGAATGGATTAGTAATTCCAATACATAAAGGAGGAATACCCTCCTTTTTTTATGTCTAAAAATAGAATAACAAAGGACGAAATTAAAATTCGTGTCTTAGAGTTAAAACATCAGTTGCATGTGGATCATGTTCGTCACGATATGGACATGAAAGGACTTGCAAATAAATATCTGGACGAAGTATTGCATATGATAGATGAGTACAGATATTGACTATGAGAACCCTTGGACCTATAATGGAAAAGTGTTTGTCTCAGGTGATATACAGGATTATTTTGGTTTTGTATACCATATTCATTGCGACAAAACTGGTAGGGACTATATTGGTAGAAAATATTTCTGGTCTTTCCGCAAAGAGAGAGGCAAGAGTAGACGAACTAAGATGGAGTCTGACTGGAAAAAATACTATGGATCGTGC